ACAGGTGGTCGTGGTTCGGGTAAGTCGTTTTCTATTGGATTACTTCTTTGTCTTTTAACCGTAGAACCTAATCATGTTATCCTTTTTACTCGTTATACTTTGCGTTCAGCTGGTATATCTATTATTCCCGAGTTCTTGGAGAAAATAGAGCTACTAGGCTGGCAAGATAGATTTCATATAACTAAAGACGAAATAATAAATAAGCAGTCGGGCAGCCGTATACTATTCAGAGGTATTAAGACCTCGAGCGGAGACCAAACAGCTAACCTCAAGTCTTTACAAGGGGTAACAACTTGGGTACTCGATGAAGCGGAGGAGCTAACAGATGAGGAGACTTTCGATAAGATAGACTTATCAGTAAGGGCAAAAGGAATACACAACAGGGTAATTTTAATAATGAACCCTAGTACTAAGGAGCATTGGATTTATAACCGCTTCTTTGAGGTGAGAGGAGTACAGGAGGGAAGCAACTACACAAAGGGGGACACTACCTATATACATACAACCTATTTAGACAACTTAGACAACCTTAGCGAAAGTTATATTAATCAAATAGAGAACATACGCACGCGAAGACCTGAGAAGTTTAAACATCAGATACTAGGAGGCTGGTTAGACAAAGCAGAGGGCGTTATATTCAGCAATTGGACGATAGGCAAGTTTGAGCAAATAGCCCCGAGCGTATTCGGGCAAGACTTCGGATTCTCAGCAGACCCTACTACTTTAGTAGAGACAAGCATAGACAAGGCAAACAAGAAAATATATATTAAACTACATTACTATAAGCAAGCGTTAACGACTTCACAGATAGCAGAACTAAACAAACGATTTGCGGGAAGCAGTTTAATAGTAGCGGATAGCGCAGAGCCAAGGTTAATAAGCGAGCTAAGTGTAAGTAATAACATAGTGCCTACAATTAAGGGGCAAGGTTCAGTAACTTACGGGATAGCATTACTTCAGGACTTCGACTTAATTATAGACGAGGGAAGCACCGACTTAATCAAGGAACTAAACAACTACTGCTGGCTAGAGAAAAAGAGTTCAACACCTGTAGATAAATATAACCATGCTATAGATGCACTACGGTACGCTGTAAGCTATCAACTAGAGAACCCGACTAGGGGAGAATATCATATAAGGTAGGTTAACTTAATAAATGGGAGGGGAACAATGTTAAGCGCATAGAGGCTAAGTATACTAGCCACCCCTCTCACTACCGACTTAATACAAAAACACAATTAAACGTATATAAATTATGAAAGTTAAGATTCAACTTCCTGAGAGCTTAAGAGAGATAACGCTCGCACAGTACCAGCACTTTTTAGAACGTGCAAAAGGTTTAGAAGAGAACGAGCTTAAGGCGTTAATGGTAGAATGCTTTTGTTTGATACCAGCGGACAAAGTAAAGCTAATAGAACGCTCTTCTGTAGAGGAGGTATGCTTGCACCTAGATAACTTATTTATTCAAGAGAAAAGTCTAGTAAACAAGTTCGAGTTAAAGGGCTTTAAGTTCGGTTTTGTACCTGACTTAGACGCGATGACTTTCGGGGAGTACGTGGACTTGGATAAGTACATAGGCGACTGGTCTAATATGCACCGAGCAATGGCTGTACTATTCAGACCTATCGGAACTGAGATAAAGGAGGAGTACACTATTTTACAATACGAGGGAACGGATGAATACGCGGAACTAATGAAGCTTATGCCTTTAGATGTAGTGTTAGGCGCACAGGTTTTTTTTTGGAATTTAGGAAGCGAGTTACTAGCAGCTTTACCGAATTATTTAGAGAAGGAGGGGAGGGCGATTATTCAACTAGGGCGCAATTCGGGAGAAAATGGGGATGGTATAGCTCAATCTATCAGCTCGCTAGAGGAGATGTTAGGCACTTTGAAGCAGTCACTAAGCTCCGACTTTCAACAGCTCTTACCTACCTCACTTTTGAAAGCGAGAAAAACAGAATAGAAACTCAAGAAATAAAGAAACAGTTTAAAAGATGACAGCATACTACGACATACTAACAACTATTAAGGCGCAGCTAGATGCTGATGTATTCGTTAACACGGTAACGCAAGGAGATATATTTGACGTTGACTTAAGCAAGCAGACTATCTTCCCTTTAAGCCATATAATGGTGAACAGCGTAAACAGGGAAAGCAACATTTTAAGGTTTAGCATTACTGTTATGTGTATGGATATAGTAGACAAGAGCAAAACCGAGACTACAGATATATTCAGAGGAAACGACGACGAACAAGACGTATTAAACACTCAGTTAGCTGTAGCTCTTCGTATGCTTGAGATATTCGACAGGGGAGATAACGTAAGAACGTTTAGAATAGATGGAGACCCGACAATAGAGCCGTTTACTGAACGCTTCGAAAATTACTTAGCGGGCTGGGCTGTTACCTTCGATGTATTAGTACCTAACGATATGACTATATGTTAACAGACGAGGTAAAGATAGAGCTGAGTAAATTCGCTAAGGCAGTAATTAAGTCTAGCCGTAGCAACTTAACGCGCAAAGGTAAGAACGCGAGTAAGGAGCTTTACAGGTCGTTAGACTTTGATTTAAACGTAACAAAGAACTCTTTTAGTTTAGCTTTCTTAATGGAGGCTTACGGTAAGTTTCAGGACGTAGGGGTAAGCGGTAAAAAAAAGAAATATAACACGCCCTTTAGTTACAAGTCAAAGATGCCTCCAGCTAAGGCGTTCGACAAGTGGACGATTAAAAAGGGGTTAGCACCTAGAGACAAAGAGGGAAAGTTTATAAGTCGAAAGAGTTTGAATTTCTTAATAGCCCGCAGCGTATATAACAACGGAATAAAACCGAGCCTTTTCTTCACTAAGCCTTTTGAAGCAGCGTTCAAACGATTACCTGAGGACTTAATAGAGAAGTTCGGTTTAGACCTAGAAGACTTTTTAACATTTACAACTAATAATTTACCTAATGGCAACTAGCATATTTGTACGCAGCCCTTACATAGTTAGCAAGACTAGCTCAGTAGGAAACGTCGTAAAAGCGGAACTATATATTTTTAATCTACCCTCAGGAGTACCTAGTACACCTACTTACACACTAAGCAAAGTTATACCTAGCTCAGTAGCAACTACAGCGCACTTTGATATAAGCCCTTATTGTAGGGAGTACATTTCTTTTCAGAAGTTCACAAGTGCTTCGGTAGAGACAGCAGCGGGAAACGATGAGTATTGTTTTATTCGCGTAAAGGTCTACGTAAACGAGGTACTCGACAGCACAACAGACTATGTAGCTTTTGACGGCTTCGGATATTACGAGCAAGGATATAACCCTAGCCTCGGAGATACAAGCGGAATAACAGACAGCGCAGTATTTTTAGATGAGGGTACTTACTATGTACAGGAGACAGGAAACGGAGGAGGTATCTACTTTAATAACTCAGGGAGTTTAACGCAAGCGGTTTACAATTCAACAGATTCTATAAGCTTAAACAACGGGGTTAAGTTCGTGCCTTACGTACACCCTAGCCATATAGGGGTAACTAACATAGTAGAGATTTACGAGTTTGGCTTCCCTGTACGTACTTACACCTTTGAGCCGATATGCGAACCTAAGTACACGCCTTTAGTTTGTGACTTTATTAACCAGTACGGAGTATGGCAGCAGATAATATTCTTTAAAGCGAGCGAGCGTAACTTCGAGGCAACGGGAACAGAATACAACTTAATGCCGTCTAGTATTAATTACGACATCTACGAGAACAGAAGACAGGTATTTAACAGAAACGCGAAAAAGAGCATAACAGCTAATACGGGCTTCGTTCCTGAGACTTACAGCAACGTAATGAAGGCAATGTTACTAAGCGAAAAGATAATGCTAGATAACGAACCTGTGAAGCTAAGAACTCAGAACGTAAAATTGCAAGAGCATATAAACGACAAGCTAATTAATTACAGGGTAGATTTTGAGTACAGCCATAACCAACTAAACTACGTTATATAATGCGGACGGTACAGATATACATAAACGACGAGATACTAGACTTATTCGACGATGAGAATATAGAAGTAAGCTCAAGTATTCAAAACATTAACGATATAGCGAAAGTATTTACCGACTTTTCGCAGCAGTTTACTGTACCCGCTTCTCCGCGTAACAATGAGATATTTAAACACTACTATCAGAATGATGTAGAGGACGGCTTTATAGCCAAGGAAAGACAGCCAGCTAGAATAGAAATAAACTACACACCTTTCAGAAGAGGTAAGATACAGCTCGAGGGCGCGGAGTTAGTAGAGGGTGAAGCACAGCATTACAGTATTACTTTCTATGGTGACGTGGTAACTCTTAAAGACCTTTTCGGAGATGACAAGCTGAGAGACTTAGACTATAGCAGTTTGAGTTTTGA